GTTAGGCGATGACGACCATGTTATTGATAAAGTCATCGAGGTTTTCTTCTGGCTCAATCGGCGTATCCATCGCAGCACCAATAGCCATTGCCAATGCGACGGCTGCATCGATGCGCACCGAAGCTTTCGTTTTGACAAACCATCGGTTTTCCTGCGGATCGTGATCGAACGTGGCGCCCATGAGCGCAGTCATCAACACCGGGTTTCGCAGTAAACGAATGCGCCCGTCGATGATCATATCTTCTAGTGCCAGCACTGAACCCGGCATCCACAAGCCTTGCGGCGATGGCAGGCCAGCGGCTTTAGCGGCTTCGACCTTGGATGGTTCAGGCTTAGCCCTGACCTTACCGCCCTGCGGATGTGCAACATGGTCGACTTCAATGCCGAGCGCGTCCACTTCTTCGCGAAACTTGTCGTATGCATAGCGGTCGTAAGCTATAGCTTTGATTTCGAACTGCTGATCAAGCTGTTGAAGGCGTGCCGCAACGAAGTCATATCGGACACGTTTGCCCGGAGTGGCATTGAGCCAGCCTTGCTGCACCCATAACTCATATGGCGCTTTGTCGGCTTGCGCTCTGGCTTGCAGCGTTTCCTGTGGCGTCCAGGCCTCAACCCACGCATCAAAGGTGGGCAGACTGACTGTAGCTCCGTCTTCACGTTCCATTTCCATGAAACCCGTAGGAACCACGCAGGCAAGAACAGTCATATCCTTACTGCCCGAAAGGTCAACACCCATGAAAACCGGCTTGTCAGCATGATCTTCTTCAGGGTCGAAGTCGTCCATCACGCTTTCGACAGTCTCACGTGGCATCCATGCCTTATCGGCATCGGTCCAGCAGCAAAAGTGCAGGCGCAAAATGCCGTTCAGCTTGCCCGGCATTTGTTTTGCCTGAGCAACGACGCCTGCAAGATATTCCTGCGTCAGGATTACGCCTAGAAGTGGATTAGCTTTCTTCCAGCAATTCGGATCATTCAGAGGGTCATCGCCCTTATCGAGCGCGCAAACCCATGCAAACGTCGTGTCGTCGATGACTTCACCGACGTAGTTAAACACCTCGTCTGGCGTCTGCGTCCCGGCTGCAACCCGAACTGCGTGCTCGTGCTCTTCCCAGCAGATACTGTTCTTGTCGCTGCCAGAGTTTGTAATCATCAAAAGCAACGGCTGGCGACGAAACTTAAAGCCACGCTCCAGCATTTCCATCGTCGATCGGTCTGGATGCTCGTGCACCTCATCGCAAAGCGCGAAATGAGGACGAGGACCAGAACCCGACTTGCCTGAATCCTTCGAGATCGGACGGAAGAACGACTGCGATTTGTGGTGCGCGATATTGAACTCGCGACCAATACCGCCGCTGAACTTCACGCGCTGCATCAAAGCAGGTGCAGCTCGCGCCATTTTCACAGCGTCCTGAAACAGAATGCCGGCCTGTTCTTTCTTGGCAGCGGCGGCATATATTTGCGCGCCAGCTTCCTTGTCGGCGATCAATCCGAATAGGCCGACACCGCCAGCGAATGGAGACTTGCCGTTGCCCTTGCCTTCTTCGATGTACGCACGGCGAAAACGGCGGGAACCGTCCTCACGCTTCCAACCGAACAATGAACCGAGCTTGAAGGCTTGCGATGCGTGAAGTTTAAAGGGCTTGCCTTCAAACTGGCCTTCTGAAAGCTTCAAGCGTTCTTCGAAGAAGCGAAACACGCGATCCGCCTCCTCGTCGTCAAACCACAGCCCGCGCTCATGGCATGTCGCCAGATCGTCGAAATGACGCTGGCAAGCGTTCCGAACGTGCGGGCCTGCAATCTCAGTGCCGTCAAGGACAGCTTGCGCGTAAGCGCTCACACGCTCCAGCGCAGGCATATCAGTCAAGCAGATCATCCTTCTCGTCGCCGTCGTCGCCAGTCGCAACTTTCGATGCGTCCGCAGGCGTTGCGCCCATCTGGCCAAGCATCTGACGCAGCAAGTTCATCGCCTGCACGCCAACTTCTTGCCCAGCCATGATGCGGCCCTGAATATTAGCAGCCATCCCAACCAGCGTGCGGTGTGACTGGTTCAGCCACGGCAGCTCTTTTTCAAACAGCTTCCATGCAGCTTTGGCTTTGAGCTCCGGCGTATCCTTCAACCAAGCGGGAGGATTGCCGAGCGGGCCATCTGCCTTAGCGTCGGTTCTGTTTTTGAAGCGCTGCGGGTTTTTCTTGTCGCTTGCCTCGACTGCCGCCTTGGCGCGAGGCGTTCTTGGCCTCGCCATGGCATAAATCCTTCACAGGGGTCATATTTTGAATTGTGGATGCGTGCGCTGTGGACCCTCGCCGTTCCGGCGTTTTCGACCTTCGTCGACTTTTTGATGCCCCCGGGGGTCAAACCGGCCACCCGTCGGCCCCGAAGGTCACGATGTCCTGACCTCGCTCCAAACGTTGCTTGGTTCGGTCATGGCACGTCTTGCAAAGTGATTGGAGGTTGCCTGCGTCCCAGAAAAGGAACTCGTCGCCTTTGTGAGCGATGACATGATCGCAAACCGTCGCCGGTTCGACGTCGCCAACCTGCAAGCAGAACATGCACAGCGGTTGGTCGGTCAGTTGTCGCTCACGCATTCGCTGCCATCGGGCAGTCTTGTAGAGGCGAAGCCATGTGCGTTGTGTCATGGTGTGGAACCAAACATAGAGAACCGGCAAAAAGCAGGGGACTTATCAATGAGCAGTTTCAATTGGCAAATACGTTTAGATCGCGCGCCGATGCTTGCAGGTAAATTATACTCATTCCAAACAAAACGGCCTGAACTGTCGAATTATCGTACGGGCGCAAGACATAGGTGCTAGGCTAAATTAGAGCAAAATGACCTGAACGGATATCTGTGCAGGTTTGGAACAATCCGCTCTGAACAAGAAAGTTTCCGTCATGGCAAAAGGCCAAGTACGCAGTAATCGTGAAGTGCGCAAACCGAAGAAGGATAAATCAGCATCTACTGAGAAGTCTGCAAGCAAAACATTAGCTGGCTTCACCACCCAAATCAAAGATACCGAGAAGCAAAAGAAATAATTCAAAGCTCTTGCACAATACTGCCGGATACGAACTTGAGGTAGGCGTTTACCGCCTGCCTTTTTTCAAATGAAAACGCCCCGACAAGCCGATTCAAAGGATTTTTTGTGGCCGCATTTCACATCACTCTAAGCTGGATCGCCCCTTTTTATAAGCGCGGACTTAGGTTTGCTTGCTAGTTTGGTGATTATGTATACCATTGTATGATGAAAATTTCGGCGAAGAACGCCTATCAGCTCGTTCTAACTGCCGTGTACGTCGATGGAACGCTTTTAGAACCATTTACGGCTCGTGATTTACGTCGAATTATACCAGGTTGGAATTACACCGATTATTTCGGCTTTCTAGCTTACAACAGTGATTACAACTTACCCTTAGAAGTTGCGCTTTTTATCCGAGTAGAGAGAGGATCTTATTCCCTCAACAACTATTCAGTTCAGACCTTGTGATAATTTTTCCCGTAGTTTACGCCGAAGCTTTGCCGGTCTCGTTTTGATTGATCTGCAACCGCGAAGGCGATTTCGGGTGCTATGCCCTAGAACAGATCAATTGGTTGCAGGAGCCGGACTTGCACCGGCGATCTTCTGGTTATGAGCCAGACGAGATGGCTGCTTCTCTATCCTGCTAGATTGTTCGGCGGGGAGCCCGATAAGCTCAACCCGCCATATCCCGTCTGCCGGAGGAGAAACGGCACCGGGGATTTGAATAGATCGGCAAGCGCAATGCAGGCGTGCACTGCCTATGTCTGCAAGCCGTTGACTGCAGGGATTGCGCTTGCTTTTCAGATTGACGACTGATTACCGTCGTCGGGTAGTTACCCCACACTCAGAGGCTGCACTTGATGCAGCATAGCGCAGGGTCCGTGGCCGGAAATGTTTGGAGTCGCAATGTTTCCATCTCGACCCTTCACATCTAAGAACCATAACTATGCGGAATATGGACCTAAGCAGAAAATCTTTTTATATTTTCTTGGAGGTTATCATTCGCGGCTGTCAGAGCCTTCCGTCCACCCCTCCGTCTCGAATATTCTGGCTTGAAGCCCAAAGATATTCCTAACCCTTCGTAGTTCCTCACCTTCCCATGTGCCGCCGTATCCATTGCCGTTCTATCCCTCTCCGATAGCGCCTCGATGGCTTGGGCCCATATCTCGCGATCTACCAAGGCAGTAGAAACATCTTGCCACCCAATCGAACCCGATTCACCGGTTGTCGTTTTCTTCATCCCAAGAAAGCTGTCTCCAATGCGGTTGCCTGCGTTAGGCAGACCAGGCGGACATCTCTTTATGGGCGGCAGCTCTGGCGTGTTTGCGTACGCCTTTGCGAGATCCTTTTTTGCTTGCTCATGAGTTTGGTATGTTCGCTTTGTCTTTTTCCCCGATGGAATACGCTCTCGGCGCTTTAATTCGAACGCAGCTAGAAAGTAGCTATTACTTGCTGCAACTTCGGATGGATTTTCATCTCCGCCTAGCGTCCTGCTCTCCTGTTCGCGGCATCCAAGCATTGCACCCGCTGGCATCCGATGTTTGGTGGCAATTAACTCGCCACCGGGTCCATATTTGTTTCCAGCCTCAACCTGCGCACCATCGCTGAATTTGAGTCGACCTATACGAACTATCTGGCCTAGATCATTGCGCTCGATGTCCTCACTGCAGACATTCCGCATGATTTCCTCAACGGTCGGAAGTATCTGAATGCGTCGCTCAGTATGCATCTGCGATATCACTTCGGGTTCGTTGCTATTGTCAGGCACCACATTCCAGTTTGTTGAAACGGGTATGATTTCGCTTTCAGGCCGGTTTCTGTAAGCCATCAAAGCAGCCATGGCTCCGGCAAGGGATGTGTGCCTGCTCATGCTGCCTTCCTGACCGCTACCACCGGATTATCATTGGCTGCGGAAGAATAAAGGCGCTCTTGTTCATGCCACCACGATAAGCCTTGCTCCGCTCTCCAAG